GGGGCCCCGGTGGGGCACTCGGTGGGGGCCTCGGGGCGGGACTCGGTGGGGGCCTCGGTGGGGGACTCGGTGGGGGACTCGGTGGGGGCATATATTGGCGGGTTGTTCCCGAATATAAAAACGTGGAAATACGCGGAAATACTCGGCCCCGATCCGTGGCGTCCACTGCTCACTCTCTGGTACGCTGGATATGTTCCGTCGTTTGACGGTACGACGTGGCGACTACACGCCGGGAAAGACGCAAAGATCGTGTTGGAATGGAAGCCGTGAAATAGGAGATTCCATGGACCAGAAAGACATCAACCGGAAAGGACCGATGAAGAAACAGCGACTATTCAGAGACTACTCGGACGGGTTGCAACTCCACGCGGGCGCGTTACGGGGGAAGCCCCTGTGGCACAGCGACGACGGTGGCGAAACGTGGTGGAGCGGACGTATATTTTCGCATGACGCAAATATCACGCGAGCCGAGCTGATCGAGATGGCTGAGGGCATCATTCGGGATACGTCCAACGCCGGGCATGAAGCTCGGCGACAACAGAAACAAGAAGGAGGTTCGCAGTGAAGAAAAACGTTTGCAGAATGGTGGTGCTTGTCGCCGTAGCTTCGATGCCGTTGTTGGGTGCTGCCGACGGTGGCACAAACACGTTGAGCTACATGACAACCAGGCAGAAGGTGGACTACGCCAAACAACTCCGCAATGCCGGATGCCTTGGCGCAGCATTTGATGCACTGTGCGAAGCTGTCGAAGACCTGTTGCCGAAAGAGCCTGCCGTCGACCCAGTGATCCACTTGGACGCACGGCCAGCCAACCCAGTAAAGGGGCAAGCGTATCGTTTCGGGAAAGACCCGAACACCCACACGTATCTTGGTGGGAATGCGTGGTCATCGACACTGTTGCATTGGAGCGAGAATTGAAAACGCCCAACGCCGGGGTTTCCGAATGACCGAGCGAATCACAGACCGGATCGAGATCGTGAACGCGGAGAGCCGCCGAACCTGCAAGGGTTCGTGTTCGACACCACGTTCTTCAAGGAGGTTGATGGAGGAGACTTCGACGGTGGCGGAATGGCGATCTTCCGCATCGTCAACCGCGAGGCCGAGAAGTTCATCCATATCTTCAATTCGCATAACGGGTACTACGCACATGGGTTTGATTTTACGATCGCCGGCAAGACCGTCCGCGAAGGATCGCTGTAAGGCCAACGCCCCGGTTCAGCCGGAGCCGGTAGGCGATAGGCTGAAACCGGTTGTTGGAAATCTGAATTGAAAGGACGGATATGAAGGTTGATCTAAACGAGAATGGTTGTCTTTGCATCTTGGCAGAAACGGCAGTCGAGTCATTTGCCCTGACGCATTGGTATGACGAATGGACTAAGGAACGATGCACGTTCCTTGTGCAATGCGTCGAACGAGCAGGCGATGAAAACGATGCGCTTGGCACAGCCCTTCGTCCTGTAAGTTCCAACAACAGAAAAACATAAAGGAGCCATATGAAAATACTCTGGCACAGCGCCAACCCGACCATCCCATCGGGCTACGGCGTCAGCACCAAGCTGCTAGTCCCGGCCCTGGCCAGACAGCACGAGGTGGTCATCTCCTGCCACGCCGGACTATTTGGGGCGGTGCAAGTCTGGAACGGGATCAGAATGCTCCCGCACTCCAATTACCCTGCCCAGTACGGCATGGACCTGATCGAGCACCACGCAGCGCACTTCCACCCGGACGTCTGCATCAGCTGGCTGGACGCCTTCGTGCTGCAACCTGCCAAGATCAAACCGCTGCCGTGGTGCGCGTGGGTGCCGGTGGACAGCTGGCCCCTGATGAAGCAAAACATCGAACCGCTAAAGGCCTGTCGCTGGATAGTCGCGCCGACCCAATGGGGCAAAACAGCCATCGAAAAAGTGGGCCTGAAGGTGGACGAGGTGATCCCCTGTCCGTTTGACCCGCAGAAGTTCTTCCCGATGGACGCTACGATGGCTCAGCGTCGAGCAGACCTGTCGCGGGTGCTCGGGACGGAGATCGGAGACAAGTTCCTGGTAAACGTAGTCAGCGCGAACGCAGGCAAGCGTAAGAACTTCGAGGCCATACTGACGGCCTGGGGCCTGTTCCACAAGCAATGTCCCGAGTCGCTGCTGTTCCTCCACACGGACCCCACCGGCTACTTCTTCCAAGGCGAGAACTTGAACGACATGGCCGTGGCACTGGGAGTAGACTCCGAGTCCGTCCTATTTCCGGCACAGTGGGAGTATGTGGTGGGCGCGATCGGGGAGGACTTTCTCAACCTGCTGTACAACTGCTCAGACCTGCACTTGAACTGCTGCCATGGGGAAGGCTTTGGAATACCGATTCTGGAGGCCCAGGCCGCGGGGTGCCCGGCGTTGACCCCAGCGTTCGGCGCTGCCAAGGAGATCAACAAGATGAAGATGCTGCTCGACGGAGACCCGTTTTACGGTGTGCCGGGCGGCCTCCAGTTTGCGGTTGACGCCCACAAGCTGGTCGAGCAACTGTTTCACTTCTCCTCACGACTGGAGAAAAGAATCCTGCGAGACCCAGCCTGGAGAAGGCAGGTGTCGGCGGCAGTGAACGAGTTCTCTGTGGCAACCGTTGCGGAGCAGTGGCTGAAGTTCCTAAAGCGGTCTATTTAGCCTTCCGTTTCGCCAGCCATGCCTCGACATAGCGCCAGAGTGCGGCGATCAGGATCAGGGCCGCGCCGACGAGCGTGTCCCAGTCCGTTGAGGAGAACTTGCCGCTGGCGATCAATCCGCCGCCAGCCGCGAGCAAGACCTGACGGAGCACGATTATGAGTGCGTTTAACATTACTTCTGCCCTCCTTCTTTCGGTTTTGACTTGAACGCGGACTTGATAAGCTCGGTGTCGCCCGTCACCAGCAGCAGGAACATCCCGGCCAACACCAGCATCGGCGGCGCGGTCATGTCCACCGGCTGCGCCCAGGGTAGATAGCAGGAAGCTAGGATGTTGTTCAGGCTGGCGAGCATGATTGCTATGCCGCTGGCGAGAATAAGCGGGGGCCGCCAGCGAGCGCCGGAGGATTGCTCCAGGGCGATAAGTTTTTCCTGCATCCACAGTCCGGCCCGCTTCAACTCGGCGTCCAGGTTGGCGAGCGCCATCTCGTACTCGTGCTTCATCTTGGCCAGCTCGGTCTGGTCAACCTTGCCCTTGCCGATGAGGTTGATGATGCCCAACCCGATTGCCTTGACGGTGTCGTAAGCACCAGTTACAAGCGACAGGATTTCAGCTCCGGTCATACCCCTCCTTGTCTGACATTTGACTGATTTTGTCTGACATTATCCCCTCCCCCATACGTTCTGCCCTCGTAGATAGGCCCGTTGCTCCTGTCCCACCTTGCTCCACGGCGTGATGTTGTACTCATGCCATACAATCAGACAGCCCAGCCCGGCGCGTACCATTTCGCCATTCTCGCGGGCGAGTCCGGCCACGCCTGCGATGTCGCCTTTGTTCGGGTCCCAAGAAGCCTCGGCGAGGATCACATCGGCCCCCCTCGGCGTACTGGCGGCGCTGTTCCAGACATACTTGCCGTTGTAGGCTTTCCATTGCAGATGCGTCCCGTAGTAGTCCGCGCCGGGAAGCATGTCGCGCATGTCGGCCATGCCGGCGCGTATCTGCTCGACGTTCGGCGCGGCCTCATTGGTTTCGATGGAGAGAATCCAGCCGGTGACGAGGTGGCCGATCTTGGTATGGACACGCCGCCAGACCGACCGGTGCGCGGCTATGCTCTGCCATGCCGGTCGCCCGCCGTCGGTGTAGAGGCAACCGAAAATGGCGATGCCGTCGTCAATCAGTTCGAGTATCTTGGTTTCCAGCACGGCAAGGGCGTCGTCGGTGACGGCGAGCATCTTGTCGTCTATCAGCCCGCCGGACACGCCGGAGGGAGTCAGGCAGAAACAGATCGCGGGAGTCTCGCCCTCCCCGACACCGGCCTTGATCTGTGCGCGGGTGTTGTTACGGAGCGATTCGTCGAGCGATAGGTATTCCCACGTTCCACGCGGTCTACCGTTCTCTGACACAAACAGCGGCATGAAACAGTGACCCGAAATCTTGATGCGCTCCGGGGCAGGGTCGCAACCGAATAGTGATTTGATCCAGTCAATGATGGCCTGTACGATGTCGATCATTTTTCCTCCTCCACGTTTTTGGTTTGCGCCCGATCCTCCCACAGCCGAAACTCCGCCGTGATGGAGAAAAATAACAACCCGATACTCACATAGAAGGTGTGAAAAACCCGGAATCCTTGGTCGTCTTCGGCAAACTCATGGTAGGGGAATGCCACGCGGATACCGAGATAGATGCCCCCTTGCGAGCAAGCATTCCATGCACACGTCCACTGGACAAGCGGCCACGTCATTGTTTGCCTTCCGCTATTTTCTCCACCTCAACCGGCTTGCCCCCGTAACAGCCGCCGCCCTGCTTGATATTAAGCCAGCCCGTCTCGGCGTTGACTTCCAGCACCTTGCCCTCGATCCGCGTCGGGCAGGCGGTGAACTTGGCGGACACGCAATCGCCGACGTGGAAGCCGGAGAGGTCGGGGCGATTCTCCGGGAACCGCTCTGTGGGCGGTGGCCGGGTCTGTGCGGCCTCGTCTTGCAAGCGGGCGCAGATATTCAGGATTTCATCGGCTCGCCGCGACTCGGCGGTGTGGTTGTTGCCGTTGGAGAGTTCGCGGGCGATCAGACACGCCATGCCGTGCTGCTGCCACGCGCATTGTCCCGACCGGCAACCCTCATGCTCAAAGAATCTCATGTCAACACCCCGCCTTGACCATGTATTTCAGCAAGCACCACACGCCGGTCAGGATGCCGCCTATCAGACCCGTCCCCACGATTCCGCAGGCCCACAGCACGACGCAGATAACGCGGTCGTGGTCGCGGAGCGTGCTCTGGATGCTGCGGTGGCCGTTGTCGCGGTAGAGCCGGTTGTCTAGGCTTTGGAGCATTTCGGCAATGGTTGTCAGCCGTTCGTCTATCTCCGCGTGGCGGCGATCGCAGGCGGCTGGATGCACCCACGCATCGTCCGCCCGGTGTTGGTCTGGACTCATAACGTTGCATCCTTTCTTATATTTTCCCAACCCCGCCCCAGCGCGGCGCAGGCGGCCCACACGCCGAGGATCGGGAGAAGTGCGAGCGCAAGGAAAACGCCGAACAGCGAGCGGAAGAATGTTGTTGTGGGTGATTCGGTCATTTCTTGTACCTCACAATCACGATGCCGGAGCCGCCGACGTGAGGGCCATTTCCATCAGAACCACCCGAACCTCCCCCAAAACCATCTTCTCCGTCTTCGGCTTCGTCCCCACCTCCACCTTGACCCCCAGTTCCACCCACCGCCTGGAAACAAGCACCACCACCGCCGCCGATAATGTTGCCCGGACTCATAGCGCACCGTCCTTTTCCAGTTTGTGCCAAGCCTTGCCCACCGCCGCGCAAGCCGCCCAGCCCACCACCAGCGGGAGCAGGGCAACGGCCAGCAGCGCCGTAAATATCGCTCGCGCTAATGAAACATACCAGTTCATGGATAAAACAAAAAGTCCATTATTATATTATTTGTGATTCCGTTTGTTGTTCCATTTTGTGTGAAAACCGCGCCATTGGTATTATAAGACGACCAAATCACCGACCAATACGGAGCAGCGGACGCCGCATGTAAAGCAGCACATCTGGTTTGATAATTCACGTTCTTCAAACCAACCTCTTGGGCAGACATAGCACCCGAACCATCGACATAGCCTACTGACATGCCGAGTGTGACCGCATCGTTAAAGCCAGCAGTAATCATAACTCCCGATGGAGTAAAACCAACTCCGGTAATCGTGATATTTACACTATTTGTAGTTTGTGTCGCAAAGGTCTTATGTACTGTCGTTTTTGCCTCCAGCGACTTCGTACGCGTGTTCAGGTCGTTCGTGGACGCCTCCGCCGTCTTTAATCTCACATTCAAATCGTTGGTTGAGGCTTCCGTGGTTTTTAGTCTGGAGTTAAGGTCGTTGGTTCCCGCTTCCGCCGTAGCCACGCGCCCACTGATGTCCGCGCCCCAGTCGCCCCGCAACGCAGAGCCGTTAGTCCAGCCGTAAGCCACCTCACCAGGCGCGCGCACGGTCAGCTCAAACCCGCCCGCGTTCGTCGCGCACCCCACCGCGCCACCCTCGACAACCGAGCACCCAAACGGCAGACTCAAGACGCGCCCGGCTAGAGAGGATGTCGTCGCGTTGAAGAGCAGTTGCGTGGCGCTGGTTTCCGCATACACCGGCGTCCCGGTCGCCACCGCCACCCCACCCACCGTCAGCGCGCCGCTAAACGTGCCCGTCACCGCGCTCAACGTGCCGATGTTCGTCGCCGCCGCGTTTCCAAAGTTGGCGTTGCCCGCCTCGATGTTCAACCCGTTCGTCGTGCGGAGCAGGCCCTTGACGAGCGTGGAATTGATCATGCTATTCACCACGCCCATACCCAAAGCCACCGAACTCGTACAGGCACCAGCATTTCTACCAATAGCCGTGGCATCTACGTTTCCACCGAGGATATACGCGCCATTCCCGATAGACACATCGGCCAAATCAAACTCAATATCGGACACATTATCCAAACTACATGCGTTAACATTTATATGCTTGGCGTCATTATTCAAAGTGGTAATCGAGACCGTTCCAGTAGAATAAATATCGCGCACATTGTTTATGTCTAACCCGTTTACATTGAGATTGCTCGCCGCCGTGTGGTTGCCAAGGTTGTCTGCACCATTGACGCACACGGCGAACCCTTCCGTGTTGGTCTCGACGTAGGTGCTCCCGCCATTGCTCACGGAGAGGCCCACGGGGATGCTCAATCGCCGGGTGGCGTAATCGTAGGTGCCGGTTGACAGGTTGACAACGGCCTGCGTTGCGCTGGTTTCGGCATATACCGGCGTTCCAGTCGCCACGGCCACGCCCCCGACCGTCAGGCTGCCGTGGAATACGCCATTGGTGGCATAGATAGAGCCAACATTGGTGATATAATAAGCCGTGTTAAGAACTGACGTGCCCGACGGCTCAAAATATCCGCCGGAAGCGTGATCGCCCCAGCCGTAGGCGGTCTCTCCGTGTCCAGCCTGCTCGGTAATGCTCGACGCCACCGCGCTCCACACCGGGTCAACCTCGACCGTAACATAGCCGCTCACGTCCCCGACTCCGGGCGTGGCAAGATGTGTATCATAGGGTGCTCCACCCAGCGTTTCGATAGTGGTCGATGCGCCGCCGCCAGAATTAGTAAGGTAATACCGCACGCCCAGCCACAGGGCCGGATTGGTAACGGATTCCGGTGCCGTGGCGGTGATGCGGTAGGATGTCAGCGCGCCGCCTATCGCGCCGGACGGCCTGGAGAGGTCGCCGAGCGTATTGGTTGTCACGCCGTTGTTCGTCGAATAGACAAGCTGAATATAGCCGTTGACGCTGCCGGAGCCGGACGTGCGCCGGGCATAGAACCGCCCGATATACTGACCATGCCGAGCGCGGGTGGTGGTGTTGGTTAGAAAGAAGGTGCCGACATTGGTGATGGTATCCTTGGCTATCGTGTTAGTAATTATCCATTCGGCAGGCGTCTCTCGCTTTAAGCTTGCCGCGCCGGTGATGGTGGCGTGGACGTTCGTTGCGCCGTAGAGCGTTAGTTCGCCCAGACTGTCCACCGCGTCGTTCAGTTCCTTGCGCGTAACCGGATTATTGCTGGCTCCTGACGGAGCAATCGTCATAAGAGTAGCCGTGAAGTCGAGGGCGTTGGTATCGCCCGTCCTATCCACCTTCTTCCATTCTAGGGCGTTGCTAGCCGCTGTCGCCGCGCCGAGATAGTCGAAGTTCGTTCGTATTTCAAGATAGACCATGTTGTTAGCATTACTGGCCGCATTTACTGTTACGCCATCCACAGCGACGCTGATGTTCGTAAGCAGCTTGGAGGAAACGGCATTGCTCAGTGCCGCCGCCGCCGACGCGCCAGCACCTTCGGCATCATAGTTGGTGCGGACGGCCACCACGCCATAGCGCCAGTTGGTAGAGCCGGGGGAGTTTGTATTTATGAGGTAGTGGAAGACATTGCTGTTCCCCTCCGTCACGTCAATATTCGTTATGGCCTGATCCCAAGCGTTTGTCTTTCCCATCAGCGCGTCCGTGCGGTTGCTGACTGTAGCGAGATCGCCTTGAACGGTATTCACCCTGCCGCTGGTATCATTTTGCATACCAAAATTGGTTGTCACCTGCACTTGTAAAGCATTCATACTACCCTCCAACAGTGTGACCCGGTTGCTGACCCTGCCGCCGTCATCGCCGGGATAGGCCTGCCCGGCGTTCGTGCCGAGTACAATGTTGGTGACCGGATAGCCGCCCAGCGCCCCATACAGCAAGTTCGTGTTCTGCCCAAAGAAGTTGGTGGGGTGCTTCAGATTGTCATTCGTGTCCACGGTGACATTCTGCACGGAGGAAGGCGGCGCGGTGGTCGGTGCCTGCAAGGTGCGAAACATCGACGAGTACGCCGACCAGTTCGTCTCCGTTCCGTTGGTGCCCCGCGCCCGGTAGTAGTACAGCGTGTTAGGGGACAGCAGTGTGGCTTGTACCGTATAGGTCGCCACCGTGCAAGCCCCGAAGTCGTTGGTGAACTGCCACGTCAGGTTCGACGAGCTGTTTGTCGAGGACCAGTACGCCTTGACGCCAGGATTTGCCGCTCCCGTGCTGGCCACCGCCACGTTGATCCAAGCGGAGGTCGAGGTGATGTTCGTCGCGCCCCCGCTGTTGTTGACCGACAAAGCCGCGCTGCACTCCACCGCCAGCAACGCACCGATTGCGAGCATCCATAGATGTTTCATTTAATCCTCCCCAGGCCCGATGTCCATCGTCTCACTTCCAGCCGCACCTGAAATTGAGATCGTGTGATACTTGCTCTGATCCGCATTCCAAATCTGTAGCGCCCCATTCTGAATCCGGTACAGCCCACTGGTAGGCGCTTTGAGCTGGGCCATATCGGCGTTGTACAAATCCATCGTCAGAAAGCTGATGCCGTCCTGCGCCAGTGCCGTGGTCGGATCGACCGCCACGTTCTTCATGTTGATGTCCCACTGCGCCATCAGTGTGTACTCGCCGCCGCTAGGGCACATCCACAGGCAGGCGTACATCTGCTTGGAGGCGTCGTCCGCCAGATCGTCCTTCAGCGACTGCGAGGTCAGGTCAGCCCGCCAGCAAATCTTACCGCCGACCACGGAGGTGTCCGCCCAGTCTCCGGCGACGTTGAACTGCGCGTTCTCGCTCACCACCAAGTCGGCGTGATCACGGGTAAAGGAGCTGTCAATTCCGAACAGCCACGTCGAGGACGCCCCTGGCGCGTAGTAGGTGGTGGCGTCCGACATCAACAGGTGGCAGCGGAACAGTATCTGCGTGCCACGATAGACGTCGAGCTGATCGGCGACATAAAAGTTGGAGTTCTCCAGCTTCCGGCGTATGTTATTTTCGACGTCCAAGTATACATCAACTACACGTCGTATGTCGGCCATAAATCACCGCCTTTATTCACCAGTATTTATTTGTGCAGTATTTGAATTGCCAATCACCAACCGCCACCGGATCGTCAGGAACGCGAAAGCCTTCCTCGGTGGACAGATTTTCATTGTAGGCCGGGACATAGTTGGTCGCGTGTACGGGGGGCTCGCTCAAGTCACCCCCGACCGTCACGGCATTGCTTCTCGACCAGGACCATGCGTTTGAGTTCGCCCCGACGAAACACCAGCTATTCTCCAGCAAGACCACCGGCAGCATGGCGTCCGCCTGCGGGTTGAAGTAATTGACGTCTCCGCCGATCGGGGTTTTCGGATACATGAACATGCCTTCAACCATGTGCGCTATGCCGGTGTGCATATAGACGTCGTAGTTGCTGCCATACTTCGTCAGGTAACTGGTGTATTTTGATTCCTCAAACTCAGCCCAGTTGGTTGCTACCTCGCCGGGGATGTACTCAGCCGTCAAATAGCCGGTAGCCAGTTCGTTTGAAGCGGAATACACGTCCGCGTAGGCGCCGGTGGGATTGGTCCACAAGCCGTCGGATTTCCTCCATGACGGCTTCCATGTTCCTGTATCCTTGGTGACGTGGTAGACCTCGCTGTCAGTATTTAGGATCGCCCTCCAAGTTCCATTCTCGTTCGTCGTTATGTAAGTGCGGCAGATGCCCCCCGTGGAGTCGAATCGCTGCTCACCCGGTGATAAGTAATAGACCCCGCTCGGCATGGCGATGTTGGTGACCGGCATGTACCTGATATAGACAATGCCCGACCCGCCCGCGCCTGCAGCCCCGTTCGTGTTTCCACCGCCGCCTCCGCTACCGGTGTTGACAAGGCCCGCGTAGCCTCCGCCCTCGTGCGCGTCCCCACCACCACCGGCACCACCGCTACCATAGTCCCACGGATAACTGACTCGGTATCGTAAAGCGATAATGCCTGACCCACCCACCGCGCCGGGACGACCGGCGTTGCCATCGTCCCCGCCACCGCCACCGCCCCCAGTACCGGGTGAACCAGCAACCGCCAGGGTGCTGACATTGGAATTGCCTCCAGCGCCGCCTCCGCCCAAACCACCCGCAGAATGATCGTTCGTCCGCGTCGAGCCACCGCCACCTCCTGCGAACCACCCTGCGGGACTACCCCCAACGCACGCAAAACCCGCGCATTCAAATCCTGCGCCACCGTCTCCAGGATCGCCCTGAAAAGAGTTGCTCCCCACACTGCCAGCGCCACCACCGCCTGCACAACCATGCGAAGTCACGTATGCACCCCAGTCTAATGTGTCTCCCCCGTTGTGACCCTGTCCGACAATTCCGGTGCCGAATGTATGTGTGTACCAAGGAGGCCAGCTATTGCCAACGCCGCCACCAGAGCCGCCATTCCCAGCGTCATTGTTTGCTGGATGCTCGTCGTCGCCCCAGGTCGCGCCGTACCCGCCGCCAACTGCCGTCAAAGTATCTAACACAGAGTCCTCACCAGCCCGACCAACCGCGCCGCCCGCACCAACGGTTATTATGTATGTTCCAGCAACAAACGATGTGTTAGTGAGAATTAACCCGCCCGCGCCGCCGCCACCACCATGAGCGCCCCTGTCCCGACCGCCACCGCCGCCACCACCGGCCACAATAAGCAAATCAGCGTTGGTGCAGTCCAGCAGGAACGTGATGGAGGTGGAGGCAAGGTTGGAAAACACGTGATAGCGATACCCGCCATTGGTGAAAACAACGTCGCCGCCTTCCGCGAGTTCTGCGCCAGAATTTATCCCGTTCGCATTCCCTCCGCCACCGGCAGCATAGTTCGTGGTGATACCGAAGAAGTTCACGACCTCTTCTCCGTCGCCTCCGTTGCCGCCCTGTATCGTGCCGCCGCTTGGGCACACCCCATCTTCCCCGGCCTCCCCAGCGCCGCCGCCGCCGCCGGCAGCGCCTACCATCGCAAACTCGGGTATGTTCGTGCCGCTACCGCCAGCTTCCGTACCAGCACCCCCAACGCCATTCGTCCAACTACCACCGCCGCCAGAGCCGCCGCTCGATCCGTCATTGCCGGACAGGCTGTTGCTGCCGCCTGCACCGCCCCCGAGAGCAGAAACAACAGTATAGTCTGGACTACCATAATAAAAGACGGAAGAGTTGTACCCCGTCTGCCCAGCCAAGCCCCCAGCGGCAACATTGATGCAATATGGATTATACGCTGCATCCATGACGATGTCCGCCTGGTACAAGACTTCGCCACCGCCACCACCACCTCCTATACCACTTCCACCGCCGCCACCGCCAGCCACTAGCAGGACTTCCACCACCCCGGTGCCCCCGTTCGTGACGTTCACATACGTCCATCCGGGATTCTTGAACTCAAGGCAATAGTACCCGCCGATGTTAGAAACCGTCGCGCCACCTCCTATAATACTCAGACTGAATGGGCGCACGCAGTCCAGGTTGGTCACAAGCAAGTTCGTTTCATAGTACCCTGCCGTGGGCTTCAATCCCGCCCAGTAGTAGTTCTGCAGCAACTCGGTCTGCTTGAAGGAGGAACTGGGGTATGGGCCAGCAGACACAAAAGCATAGTCGCCAGACGCCGCGACGTACGCCCGCTCGCAGGCGGATGTCTGCGCCTCGAAAGCGTTCGTGAATCCCCAGTTGGTGTAGCAGTACTCGTTCGTATACGCGTACTCGGCAGACGGGGTCGGATAGCCCCACGGACCTGGGTCGTTGGTGACGACACGGTACAGAATCTTTATCAACTCGCACGCGCCCTCGCCGTACCAGTAGGCAAGCCTGCTGCTCTGCGGCGTGCGCAGGGATTTCCGCAAGTACCACGCCAGCTCGTACCGCTCCCACAGCGACGTTGACACCACGTAGTTGCCCCACGCGGTGAGAGGCACTATGCCGTTGACAAGCGGGCTGAGATTGGTGGTCGCGACGGCGTTGGACGCCACATACCACGGGATCGCTGAGGTCAGATGGATGTCATTGTTCGTCAGCAGGTCTCGATCTATGTACCACTCGAAGACATTGGTGAACACGCCGGAATAGACCTCCACATTCGTCGCGGAGTAGGCGTTCGTCTTCCACGGGTGGAGATAAGTGAGCGGCGCGACGCAAAATAGGTTCGTCGAGTATTCCGTGGCCAAGCAGCGCTCGGCCGTACCCAACACTGGCTCCATCACGTCGCGTCCGACCACGAAGCCCGGCGGCGGGTTGGAGTACAGCGCGGACGCCAGCGTGGCCAGGCCGGTCACCGCCCACCACCCGTAGTCAATAGCCTGTATTGGAATAGACATCAGGCAACGGTCCCCGTAATGTAAATGTTGCCGACATAACCGATCGGCTTCTCCAGCGACACGACCCCGTCAACTAGGCGAAAGCGGCACAGCCACACCCGCAGCGTGGCGCTGTCGGACGTGGGACGGACTGCCGTCGCCCTCTCGGGGGTGTTGGGTATGATCGCGATGCCGCTGTTGAACACGTGCTCAACAAACGCGTACTGGTGGTCTATCGTGATGGGCAGGGCGGTTTCCACCACCTCTATGGGGTCGCGGGTGCCTTGATGGATCTCGCCCGCCGTGATGGTGACCGTGGTCCCGCTGATGCTATGGCCGAAGGCGAAGTCCGAGTAGTCCATCGCGCTTGAAGTGTGCAGGCCGATGCTCATCCAGTTCGGAGCCCTGAACACGGAGAAGTTGGCCGTGTACGCACAGTTCGCCACCTGCTCCAACGTCTCTTGCATCTTGACAAAGGTGATGAAGTCTATCACCCGGTCAGACCGCTTCGGACGCCTGAAAGACACGCTCATAATTCCTTGAAAGCCCCCAGTAGTTTCATTAGCGCCGCCTCTGGGTAAAGATACTCACCCGTGTCTGTGTATATCATCTGGAACTCCGCAGCGACGTCGTTGTAGAAGTACTGCCATCCGCCAAAGGTGCCCTTCTCGGCCAGTTCGACGTACCGCCACTCAAACGTGAAGTCTATCTTCCAACGCAATATGCCCTTACTGTTTTTGTTCTGCTCCACCTGCGCCCCCGTGAACAGCACCGTGCCGGCGGGAAACGCGCCGCATTTTGCAACCTCGAAACTGTCGCTGTTCACGTGGCCCATGTACTCGGCGAACTTGTGAATGGGGCAGGACTTGCTGTACCTGCTGACCTTTATCGAACCCGTCGGAACATATTTTGGGATGGACTGATCGACGTTGGTGCCGCCACTGTGCCACCGGAACTTTTGGCTAGTCTTGTTGTCGATGGATATGACCTCGCCCGTGACGGAGCCGGACACAGGGAGGAAGTTCGGATCGACGGCGTCGTCGGTTTCAGACCCCTCGGGCGGCGTGGTGTACTTGACGGTGTAGATTTTCTTGTCAGGGTGTCCGCCGTATAGCTTGGTGACGATCTCCGCCACGCGCAGCGTTCTGATGTCGCTATACGGATCAAGCGAGTCCCCGATTTCCGGCAGCAACCCGCTGACGGCAGGCTCAGACCCGTCGTGGAAGACGCGGGTGCAGGTCACACCGTTGATGGTCTCGGTGTACTCATACTGCGCCGTCAGCTCGATGTAATTTCCGCTCTTGGCCATTACGCGGCGTCCCCCATTATCGGACCGTTCTCCTGATTCTCAATCGCCTCGCGCAGCCCGTTCGTGTTATCCGCCGTGCGCAGCGCGGCCCTCAGTTGCTCCTTCTCGATGGTATCCTTCCCCACACCTTTCTGCACGTGGCCCCACCATGCGGAAAGCGACATGATCTCAGTCTTGGCTTTTTCATTAGCCGCGCCTGCCGTGCCTTTGCCGCCACCTGCGCCAGCTGCCTCCGCTTGTGCAACGGCGATTGCCCGCAAAGGATCAAACAATGCCATCAGTTCCGACCGTTCCTTGTCGGTGCTGAACAGCCCCTTCTCGTCCATTATCTTGCCCCACCGGTCCGCGAGTTCGTCCATCGCGGTAGTCAATGGCTCCTTCGCCGCGTTCGCGATGTTGGCAGCGCCCGCCTCTAACAGCCGCTTGGCTTGCGCGGCAGAGTCGTCCACCACCGAGCGGAAAAGACCTTTCTCCTGCGTCTCCTTGAATATGGTCTCGTAATCTTTCGCTTTGTATCCAGCGCCGCCAGGCCCAAACCGGCCCAACTTCTGCCACAACAGTTCCGTTATGCGTATGACCCCCGCTTCCAAGTAATCGAGCGGCGTAGTAAATACCTTGAGCAAAGCCGCGCCCAGCCCCATGAAGGAGCCAGTTATAATTTCCACCACCCCGGCCCAGAATGTTGGCGCAGTTAAAACCCTCAGACCCTGTTGGAACGCCACGGTAAGAATATCCACAGCGAACCGCGCAAACTTGATGAGATAGTTTATGGCCTCAAGTAGTCCTATCTTGATGGACAGCCAGATCATCCGGCCCAGATCGGCGGACTTCAGCACGTTCATGGCGGTGCTGATCCACGCCTGAAATTGGCCGCCTTTAACAAGATTGTCCACGCTATCCTTGAGTTTCCACACCCAGTCCACAGCAGCCTGGAGCATCGCCTTGAGCTGTCCTCCGCCAAACAGCCCGACGCCAAGCGACTCGAACACCTCAGAAACGGCTTTACGCATTTGTCCAAACGCACCGGACAAGGTGTTGACCTCACTCTTAGCCATATCCATTCCAGCTGCGCCGATCTTCAAGACCATCGCCCACTTCTCGGTGGCGGATGTCGCGTTTTTCAGCTCGGGGAAATAAAGCTGCAGCATCCTAGTGTTGCCCATGCCCGCCCGCGTGACCATGTTCATCGCAGTTTGCAGCCCGACGCCGAGACGCGCCGACAGCCCGATGGCGGCGGGTACGGCCTCTTCCATCTTCTCCGTGGACAGCCCCCGCGCCAGGGCGGAGGCCATCGCGGTCTTGACCTCCTCGTCCTCCAGTTTCGTCACACGGGAAAGGGCGTCAGCCAGTTTCTCATACTTCGGCAGCAGAACGTCCGCGCTCCCGCCCGCGAGCTTGATGGCCCCGGCCAGCCGGTTGGAAACTACCTCCGTTTCCATGAACTGCTTCATGGCGTAGATGGCAGCGCCGCCAGCCGCGACCAACGCCGCGCCGACGCCTGCCGCCACGGCCTTGCCCGTGCTAGTGACCAGCGACATCGTCATGCCTCTGGCTCTGGCAATGGACGACGCCAGTCCAGCGGTATCGCCCATGATGTTGACGTAGGCGTCGCCGAGGGCCATTCCTGCTAATGCACCAGCCATATCAGAGCACCTCTCGTAAGTCGAACTTGTCCCGGCCCGTGCGGGCCTTCATCAGGGCCAACTTGCGTTCCAGCATATCAGCCTCCGCCACCACCTTTTCTCCGCCAGTCTCTTTTACCTCTCCGCCCCACATCTCTATCTGCTCTTTCTTCCGTCTGTTGACTGCCGCCAACACCGACCTCAGCTGTGGGATTGTCAACGCGCCCACCTGCTCGAACGTCCATCCGGTGAACATCACCACGTCCCCGAACAGGACGCTCCAGTCCACTACGCTTTTGGGCCTTCCTTGCCGCCCTCCATCTTGATCCCCGCCGTCCCGGTCAGCGACTCCATCAAGCCCTTGATCACTGTCGTGTCCTCGGGGTTCATGGCCATGACGGTCATGTCTGGAATCATGTCGTCCGTCCCCTCCACAAGATGCGTCCATGCCAGAATGAGGGAGATCCCGGCGGGCGAGTTCATCTTGTCGCGCACCAGGCGCACGGAGTCCTCCGCCGAAAGCGGGTGCGACGCCTGATGCGACAGGAACGCCACGCGCTCCTGAAGCGGCCACCCAGCAGCGAGGTTGTTCATGCGCTTCGCCCAGTCGGTCTGCACCTCGGCCTCAAACTTGCCGAACATCTCAGCCAGCGTCATCTGCCGGAACTTATGTGTCTTCCCTGCCAAGACGGCGGTGACTGGCTGTCCCGTAAGATTGCTCACGGTCTCCATGTGTCCCTCCCTCGTTATCCGACGGTGATTGAACCTGTGAAGGCGAACGAGACGTCGTACGTGACCTTCCCGTCCACGGGCACGTTGACGTCCACCTTGTCAATGAAGACTGAGCCGGTGAACGTGGGGCCGCCGTTGGTCGTGAGGGTCGCCGCGTTGAGCCCACGGGACGGAATCGCCGTGCCCTGCGTGGTGGCCGAGCCTTCCATGCCAATCAGCCCAGCGATGTATTCCTTCCACCCGCCGCCGCTCATGTTGGTGGCGTCCAGCTTATCGGTGCTGATGGAAGCCTTCCACTGGGTGATCTCGCCGATGCCCGTCGGGCCGGTGAACGTCCCGCCATATCCTGCAACCGCTACTGTCGCCGCCATAACTACCTCCCTTAGGTGATTGTGACCGAACCCGAGAACACGAATGAAATGTCGTACGTGACCTTGCCGTCCACAGGCACGCCCACGTCAACTTTGTCCACCATGATGGATCCGGCTATTGTCGCGCCGCCCGTGGATTTGGTCTTTAGCGTACAAGCCGCCAGCGTGCCTCGCGCCGGGATGACGGTGCCTTGCGTCGTCGCCGAACCCTCAGCCCCACTCAAGCCGCCGATCCACTCCTTGTACTGCGAGGAACCCATGTTGGTGCTGTCCAGCTTCTCGGTGGAGATCGACAGCTTCCACTGGGCCACCTCTGTAAAGCCGGTCGGCCCTGAGATGGATCCGCCATATCCTGCAATCGCCGTTGTCGCCGCCATAGCTGCCTCCTTTTACCTGCCCATTAGATACCGACACTCGATCACGTACTGGTATCCCTCGCTGTCGGGATCGCGAAGGAGCCTTGCGTTGTTGCACTTTGCCATCAAAATCGTGTAGCCGGTCAAGCCGGTCATGATCACGTCGTGGTAGGTCGAACGCACCAATGCCCCGGCAGCCACTACGAGCGCGTCGGTGCTGTCGCTGGGGTTGCACACGCTGAACTGAACTAGGGCGTCTATCGTGCCGACTGTGCTGCTCATCACGAACTCCTCGACTGCCGACACCGCCGTCAGTGTGACGAACGTGCCGCTGGCCGACTGCGGGGCCATGTCCAGCCACATACCGCCCGGCGTGGCCGCCTTCAGTAGCGCCCCGTCTCCGGCGTTGTATCGTGCCAAGATTGCTTTGATGAGCTCTTCCACGACTTCATTTCCCGAGCGCTATGATACGAAATATCGCCCGCCTGCACTTCGCCAGCGCCGGACGCAGGAACGGACGGGCGGCCATCTTGCTCGTCCCGTACTCCAGACACAATGCGTAGCTGGGAGAACCGCCTTGCGGTTGTAAAGCGCTGCCAACATACCGGATCAGTCTTGACGGAGTCGCCCAGGTGATGCTGCGTTTCAAGTTGCCTAACTGTATAAATGGCGGATCGCCAGGAGCAGAATGTTGCATGCTGCGCCATTTCTTGGCCGATATGCTTCGGCCTCTGGCGTTGCGCACCCCACCGGCAGGCAGAGCAGTCGGACTCCCAAAACTCCGCACCACTTCGCCCTGCAAATATATGGCAGCCTTATCCATGTTGCGTTGCACCTGCTGCTCCACCTTCGCCATCACCTTCGGCCCGTACCACAATAGGGATGTCAGTCTCATCCCAGCCTCCTCGCGTCGATCTCCATGTGATGTCCGAGCAGCGCTCCGTCCGGCACCGTCCAGCCTGTCACCTCATACGTCACAGAGCTGACTACCACCGAGTACTTCGTGTTCATGCTGACGTCGGCGTTGCAGAATATCCGGTGCGTGGCCTCAAAGCCCTCCCGATTCAGAATTGCCCGCTCGGACATTGACAACTGCTGAACCCGGCACGGCTGCGCGCTGGAGATCGTGGACAGCACAGCCGTCTGGCCGCCATACGCCGTCACGGACATCGAGTTGTACGTGACAACCATCTCCGCATTCAGCAGTCCGGTAAAGCTCATCAGAGGCCCACGCTCCGGTATTGGTTCAACTCTCGCTTCCTGTTTTCAATCGCCGAGGCCACGGCCCCGTCGGCAGTCGCCCGCAGCGAGTACGAATACCCGCCTATCGACTCGCTCTGCAAGTTGGAGTTCAGCTTGGTGCTGGAAAGCACATCCTGCGTGATCTGGTGCACCAGCAACAGCAGGCCGCCGGGCATCGTCCCGACGCTGTCGTCTGTCGGCAGGGTGTAGCCTGCCTTGAACCAAGCAAAGATGTTGGCCGTGCCCGTGGGGAATCCGCATCCCAGCGGCGAGCGCAGAGTAGAAGGGAATACGTCCTGCGGCATGAACGCCCGGTCGTACACCAGCTCGATGGCGTCCTCGGTGACAAGTTTCACCGGGTCGGGATCGTCCGGCAGGTACAAGTCCGCGTACACGGAGTCGAACGCGTCCTGTCCATAGATGGGACGCAGCAAGGACGACGGCTCGCCTTCGTACTCGGAGCTGTTCAGCGTACAGTTCCACCCGGACTTGGCCTCGATGGCGGTCTTCAGCGTGGACAGCACCTTGCTGGTGGCCACAGGCAAATCCGAGATGGTCTGCACGCCAGCCGTGGACATCTCTGCAAGAGACAGGTTGGTTCCGTCGAAGCTGACGCTGGCCCGACTGACGGTCGAGGACGAGTTGTAGACGTATCCCACGGAGCTGCTGGAGATCGACACCTGGTAGATGGCGGTAACGGGCCATTGTTTCAGGCGCAGCAACGGTGAACCTGTCCCGTCCAGCCAGCTCTTGTAGGTGGTGGAAACAAGCGTGCGCCGCAAGTACTGCTCGATGGCGGCAGACACCTCGGTGATCAGCTGGCCGATCAGGGTGTCCTGTGCGGTGCCGGTGATGCCTGCATAGGTCTTGAACCGTGCGCTTGTAGTCAAATCAGACATTGTGCACCCCTCTTTCACCCGCCACAGCCTCAAGACACCGTCTAAATCGCTCTAAAACACGTCCAACTGGGCATAGGCAGGGCTTCTTATACGGTTGCCATACCTCCGGTCGTGTTTCGGCCGTTTTAAGGGCTGCTGGCTCCCTGACCATCTTGTCGCATGGCGAGCACCTTTTCATTGACTGATCACAATCCGCACAGGCTTGCCCGGCTCCAGCTTCATCCGCTTGGAGGAAACGCGGTCGTTGTAGAACAACTGTCCTTGGAGGATTCGAATGACCACCAGCGCGGGCCGCTTGTCGATGACGATGACGCCGTCGGCTTCCTGCTTGCAGGCCGGGACGCTGACAGACACAGCCGCTGCACCCTCAGGAACGCCAGCCGACACTGACTCAGGCTCTGTCGGAACAGCAGAGGACGCTGTCGTGGTCTCGATTGTTTCCTGCTCTCTTTTGATCTTGCGAGCCATGTATCACCTCACGTATAGGACGATCGTACCCGTCTTGTTTGATCCCACATCGGTCACCCCAACCACCAGCCGGTCGTTCACGCTGATCGGGACGAGGTTGGTGGATGTCGAAGTGTCAGTAATGATGATGCCCGGAGCGAACGAGGTCGTGGTATTGGTGGCAAGGGTGGCGCAGCGCCCGCCCAGCACATCTATGCCTGCCGCGTCCTTGAGCGTGACGTGGTAGGACGCGCCGGTTGAGCCTCCCGTCAGCACGGCCCGCAGAATCACCCCACGCGAGTACAAGGAGTTGGTTGCATTGACGACGCCGTTGCTGTTGGAGACCCAGACGATGGTGTGCTTGAGCGGCGAGCCCTGCCCCGCGACAGTATCGGTCACAGTCCCTTGCGCCAGCAGGCCAGTGGCGAACCCGATCATCAACAATAGAACAAAAATCTTATTCATGAAATCCTCCTGTCGGGAGGCGGGGAATGCAACCTGCGCCTCCCTTCAGTTTGTCTCCCATTACGGCACGTCAATGACGATCTGCGCGCTCGACTTGATCGCGCCATCGCGCTGGAACACATTGAAGTAGCCGTTCGTGTCCGCCGACGCCGTGAAGTACAACTTGGCCTCACCGTTGGCGTCCGACGTAATCACCACGGTCGAACTGTCCGCCTCCGACAGCATCGGACTCGTGGGCGGAGAGGTGACGCTGGTCATCGCGCCCCAGTGAGCCGGACCAGCCGCCGTCAGACTCCATGTCCCGACGTAGGTTTGGGCCGCTCGCAGGCTGTTGGTGACTGTGACTTCCGCAACCGCCGCGTTCGTGTCCGTGCCGTTCGCGCCCATCACGCCGGGTTGCAGTGCCGTGTCGGCCTTGCCAAGCGATGTCTGCACGCCCGTTTCAAGTTTTGCCAGGGCCACCGCGCCGTTGGTAATCGTCACCGCGCCAGCGTTGTTGATCGTCACATCGCCGCTAACCACAACGGCTGACCCGGTTCCGGTGTTGCCAACGATAATTCGTGCATCAGCAAGCGCAATGTCATTGGCGTCCACCGCGAGGTCTTGGATCGTCACCGCGCCGGCGTTGTTGATGGAGATGTCGCCCGTTACCGTAACCGCCGAACCAGTGCCGGTGTTGCCGACGATAATCTTGGCGTCGGCCAAGGCGATGTCGTTGTCAGCCACGGCTAGATCGGCAATTGTCACCGCGCCAGCGTTGTTGATGGAGATGTCGCCCGTTACCGTAACCGCCGAGCCGGTCCCGGTGTTGCCGACGATAATCTTGGCGTCGGCCAGGGCAATGTCATTGTCCGCAACCGCGAGGTCTTGGATCGTCAACGCGCCTGCCGTAGTGCTCAACACGTCGCCGGAGAGCGTGACTGCCGCTCCGACGCCGGATGAGTTGCCGATGATCACCTTGTTGCTGGCGACAGCCAAGTCCCCAACAGCAATGGAGCCGTCAACAAGCGTCAGAACGCTGACGCCGTTGGTGGTCATCACCATGTTGGTGACGCCCGTCTTAGGCGCATACCAGATCGGCGTGCCCTGCCCGCTCGGACCGGAGTACTTCAGCTCCACGTCCGACGCCAGCAAAGGCAACGCAACCAGGCAGATCGCCATGATTGAAATAACCTTCTTCATCTTCTGTTCCTCCATGCCTCATTTGAGGCGGTTATTGTTGTCGTTACCACGCCGTCGGCATATTCTCAGCCCCACGCACGTACCGAGGCTCGTACAGCTCGTAGATCAAGCTGTGCGACTCGGTGGCCGTGGTGATGTTGGCCAAGTCCAAGCGGACGTATTGGTTTTCGCTCTTGAACGTATCGGAGTCGAGCATGTCGGCCCGAATCTCAAACACGTACATCGCGGTCTTGTTCCGGATGCCTGCCGCGCAGGAAGCCGCCGTGACCTTCGTCAGCGCGTCCGCCGCCAGCACGTCTTCGTTCTTCCAATACTCGCTGTAGGCCAGCGCGGTCGAGCAGGAAGCCGTGGTGCCTTGCTTCAGGGTCACAGCGCCGCCGCCGACAGCCTGGTCGTCACACGCGATCAGCAGGATGGCGCGACACTTGGCGTACTTCGCCATGTTGACGCCGTTCCCCGCCGTCTGAAGGCCGCCGGTGCCGCCCATTGCGTCCTTCATGACTACCTTCGTGTTCTCTGTCAGTCTCATCGTTTGGTACTCCTATGTGAGTCTTTCGACGATCACTTGTTTCGATGCCTACGTATTCACCGACGGCATACTGTCGGAGCCGCGAGCATACCGGGGCTCATACAGCTCGTAGATGCACGCGATGTGCGTGCAGTTCGTGACTGCCGTGCAGTTCAGCCGGATGTACTTGTTCTCCGACTTGAACGTGTCGCTGTCCAGCATGTCGGACCGGACTTCGAACACGTACAGGCTGGTCGCGCTAGACGCGCCAGCGGTCGTCAGCGTGGTGGCCTCAACGCGGGTCAGCGCGTCGTTGCCAGCGGTGTCGCCGCTGATGGTCTCGCACTTCCAGTACTCGGTGAACCCGAGAGCCGTGAGAGCGGTCGTGGTCGTGCCCTGCAGCAGGGTCACGGTGCCGTCGGCCGCCGTGCTGTTGGTCGTGATGAACAGCAGGATGCGGCACTTGGCGAAATTGGCCATGTTGACGGACTTGGCGGACGCGTCGAGCGCTCCGGCCTCCATCGGGTCGCGCATGACCACCTTGGTGTTTTCCACTAATCTCATCGTATCCTCCTTGCCTGTTCGGTGCCTTTGAGTCTACCACGCCTATTTGCGCCGTCCACTCCCGGCCACCTACTATGGCTTGTTTCCGATTGCTTACGCCGTCGCCTTGAACTCGACCACCGGGGTCAGGCTGTCGCCGTACGCGGGCGTCAGCGCGCTCACGGACTCGTTCTGGCCGTCGATGTACTTGGTCATGCGGAACGCCGTCTGGCCAAGATCGAATTTCAGGTGGATGCTCTGCGCGATTTCCGGCCCGCTCTGATCGTCGGCAATCGAGTAGTCCGAGAAGTCGGTCAGGAGCACGCAGCCCGCCGTGCCAAGCGCCGGGACCTTCTCAGTCCAGACGATCGGGTAGCCCCACAGCGACTGGCCGGGAGCGCCGAGCACGGAGTTGGTGAACACGGCCGAGGAACCCGTGCCGCTCTGGATGTTGAACAGCGGCAGCTGCGGGAACACGGTCTGGTTCATGACCCAGGCAACGGAGCTGGCGCGTTTGACCTGCAGGCGGGCAAACATCTTGGTGCTGTTTTCAAGCACGAAGGTGGTGCTGTCCTGGTTGGTCTCGAACGCGATCTGGACCTTGCACGGGGCGTTGCGGATGCCGAGCGGCTGACTCGCGCCAGGGCCGCCGAGGAAGCAAAGGTCTTCCTTGAATCCGATGGCTTCGCCGAACTTCGGGATCAGCCAGCTGCCCAGCGAAACGGGCGACCACTTGATCCACTCTTCGCTGGCGTAGCCCATCGCGGTCATCTTCTTCAGCTTGAACTCCAGCATTTCGAGCTTCGGCTTGCTGGCGGTCCCTTCGGCGTTCTCATCGTCGAAGTAGATCTTGATGCCGCCGTAGACCGTGCCCGAGCTGTGGTCCGTGTCCCGCAGGTACGGGATGCGCAGGAGCTGAGTGCCCATCGTGATCCGGTTGGCGCGGGGACGCACGATCGCGCCCTCGAGAGCCGCCGCCTGAATCATGGCGCTCGCCGCCGAGAAGATCAGATACCCGCCGGACTCGTCGTCTCCGGCCAGCATGCCATCTCCGGCAGCCTTGGTGACCAGCTTCTCAGACCGCTCGCGGCACTTCATCAGCATCTCGGGCTCACGCCCGCCACGGGCCGCCTTCTGCACGTCAACTGCGAACCGGCCGAACGCGAAGTTGATCT